GGTCAAAATACCTTGATAATTGTGCTTCAATAATTTCATCGGACTTTTCGTCGAATCTTGCTTTAAGCCGCGACTTAACATCCTTCCATATATCCTCAGTCGCACGCTCACTAATATTCCACTTCTTTGCGCCTTGTTCTCTAAATTCGACATAGTTCAACTTTTGATAGAGCATCATCTCTATTGCTTCAGGAATACGTTCTTCGTAGTTAACTACCGTTGTTTTCCTTCCGCCTTTCTTTTTATTTAATTCGCTTTCCATATTATAAAATATAAAATTGTTATATATCGATTTTAAAATCTGTCCTTAACTTATGTTTGAACTTAATAAACTCTTTCCCACCACATCCTCTGCATCCTGATTTAACACTATAACCCATTACATATTGGAATACATAATCTATTGTATTAATATCCTTATCACTTGTTGCATTAGCATTCATTAACTTATATGCTTCAATCATTTCCTCTTTAGTTGGGATAGGTTCTTCAATGATTAGTTTTGGTAATGGTGCAGTTACTTCTGCTTTCTTTTTACAATCTTTACATCCACGTTTCTTCTTCCCTGGATTTTCAATTGCTTCTTTTCTTAATTGTTCTAAACGTTCTAATTCGTTACTCATCGTCATCTATTGGTTTTATTGTATCTATATTATCAAACCAGTCCATGGTTTCTTCTGATATTCTTTTTGCGTATGCATCCATTTCTTTTGCATGAAACTTCTCAATAGTTTCTGGTTCTGGAGTTGATACTGGAGTTGGTGTAGGTTTCTTTTTACAATTACATCCCATCTTAATTTATTTTTTCTAATTCAACAAATAGGTTTGTTGGTTTATATGCATGAATAACTCCTTGAAAATCTATATCCAAGTGATTAAACTTATAGTATTCTAATTTATATCCATTGTCTTTGAATAATCCTTCAACAGATAGTAAGCAAGGAAGGTTATGATATTCCACCGCGATATTGGTAATATCTTTCAACAGTTCTGGTTTGATTGCATTCATGAATATCTCTGAACCTTCCACATCTACTTTCAATATGTCTGGCTTTGCTGCGTTGATATACCATTCAAACTTCTCTACTCTATCCACATAATCCATAAACTGAATGAAGTGTTGTACGTTGAAGTTTTGTTTATACCATTGATATGATTGTTCTGATGCATCCACGCCATATACTTTCTTTGCTTTGCATTCTTGCAAGAAGTAATACGGTGTTGGCATAAACTCTGAATTAAGTCCTGAACCTAAATCTAATACTACCTTATCTTTAACTGGTAAGAACCCCCAATGAATATCTGGTGATTCATTGTCTATTGTTCTAATGATGTTTCTATTATCCATTTTTTAATTTTAATTCTTTGAATAGATTTGTCTTAATTATCTCTCTTGATTGTTTTAAATAATTTGATACCGAGGTCTTTGGTATTCTTGTCTTCTTTGCTACCTTATTGATTGAACCTAACTCAATGTACATTTGTACTAGCGACTTGCGGAACCAATCCAGGTTGCACCATTCTACTTCTAATATACTAATAATTTCTTCCTTTTCAAAGTCGAATTGACCTGTTTCACCATAGTCAACAAACTCTGATAAATCTGAATACTTATCAAATTCTCTTTTAACTTTATAATAAAATGGGGATGTCTTTGAGTACCAATTAATTCTCATGATTGCTACGATATAATATCTTATTGAATCATCATCATATCGTTTGAGAATTATCTTATCCTTTTCATATAGTTGAATTATTATCTCATGTAATAAGTCATCAGATAGGTCATGATGCTTGGTGAGTTTCTTTGCGATGTTGGCTAGTTCATAATAGTGTTTCGTTATGTATGCCTCAATCTTTTGATTCATTTAGTATTTGTTTGCAGGTCTTCAGTAGTTCACATATCTCAAAATTCTCATCCTCTTCATTTGTTAAGATTGAACTGTCCAGAAGTTTATCGAGTATGTCAACTCGGTTCATATTTGCTGGTGCGTATTTGTGTATCATTGTCAACATTGTATCCATTAGACCCGAACAGAGATCCTCTCTGTCTTCTTGAGATAGTTTAAAAAAATCTACTGCTAACTCAATCTCCCCTATATTAACTCTGTCCATTGTTTCTTCTAATTAAAATTTTGACCCTACCAATAATATATGCAATCTTTACATATGGATATTGTGGATATGCTTCGCATACTTGGGTGGTAGTTTCTAATTTATTATAATAACGATAAACCACATCATCAATAACATCTTGTGGTATCATTTGATGCTTAACAGCATACTCTAACTCTATCTTTGGTAATTCATCAAATGGTATAAACCTTACACTCTTATCCTTTGGTTTGGGTTTAACTACTTTAACTTTCTTATTATTGAATTTTATTAACCAATTACCTTCCTTATCTCTATGTTTGTTATTATACCAAATGTTATTGCTTTTGTTATGCTTCCACCCGATTAATTCAAGAAATTCAAATACCTGTCTCTTTTGTTCTTCATCATTAAATTCCCCTGGTTTCCTGGGTGCTCTTGCGGCTCCGCCATTTGCTGTCTGTACTCTTGCTTTCTTCTCCCTATCTTCAATTCTTGAACATCCCTTGCACTTTGTGAAATAACGTCTTTTGGTAAAACTGAAATAAAACTCATCTGTTGGTAATTCCTCTAAGCATTTCTTGCAAACAATAGTATCTTTAACATCATCCATGTATATAAGTATCTAGATTTATTTGAAAATCCATATTAAAAAAAGGGGGCCAACTAAGAATAGTAGCCCCGATTAACATAGTATAACCATATATAGAACAATATTAAATATAATGAAAATATTTAAAAAAACAAACCCCTCAATTTGAGGGGTCTATATTTTACTTACCATCCCATTTACCTTTACAAACCGCATATGCTTGGCCTTCTTGGTCATACTCAGCACTTATGTCTGAAATACAACGGGATATATATTTTTGCTCATCCTCTCCACTTTCTGGACTTGGGATCACGAACTTCTCTTTTGATTGTTCCTCTTTAATTGGAACACAATTTGGTGAACCATCATCTTTTAAACCAATTGGTTCATATCCTTCCCAACATGGGTTTGGTTCAATTGCTGCTTTTTCTGGGTACTTAATCTCAAAGTTATTTAACTTTAAATTTATAATTTGTTCTAATCTATTACTCATCTTATAATCTTTTTAAATTCACCTAAGGTGATGTGTTTATTTGAATGTAACATTGATTCATATGTATGATGAATGAAAGTAGAAAAATCCATCTCACTCAAATTATATTTACGTCTATCAATATTACCTATAATTCTATAAAAATAATCTATTTTATATCCTGTTAATTCTTCTTGTGTTGGTGCTGGTAATTTTACTGATACATTCATAAAGTATTCTTCTTTAATTGTTTTTTTAATTCTTTGTTTTCTCCGTCTAACTTTGCTATAACCTTTTCCATCTCAACCATTCTTGTTTGCATATCTCCGACCCTTCTTTCTAAGTCAGATATAATTGTCTTATAAAAATTGAATGTTGAATTTAGATTTAATATTTCTTGTGATGCAACTTCTTCCTGATACTTTCTTTTTGAGAAAAACCAGGTTGCTGCATTGGTTGCAAATATTGTTATGATACCAAATATTTCTGTATTCATTTATTATCTATTAATAGCAATCTTGACATGGGGGATTTTCATGTGCTAACTCCGAATACATCGGTGTTCCATTCAATCCAATATCATTATAGTTATAACCCTTACGAGTTGTTCTTCTAAGTACAATACCTGGCATATACTTTTGTGTTCTGTCTGGTATCATACCATCTTTAGTAGATTGCGTATTGTATTGAGGAAATTGATTTTGGCCATAACCAATCAATAAGTAATCCATTAATCTTGTCATATAAAAATCTGCTCTGGACTTTTGAATATTTCTAAGATATTTGAATGTCTCAATATCAACAGATGTTGCATTCTCCATTTGTCCTTCAACTATGCCACGATTCATTGTTCTGAATTGTAAGTTCGGCATTGCTTGGAAATATGCTTGTTGAATTAAGAATGGTTGGATATATTCATCAACCAATTTCTTTTCATCTGCATTAAAAGTATTACCAGTTGAAGTAACTTGATTCAATAAATGGTCATAGAATAAAGTACCAAGAATAGTTTGTAAATCTATATCTTGAGCAATCTGTATTTCTGCTTTAAGCACATCCATATCAACGTTTCGGTTAATATTGGTAAAATTTTTTAATTTAGTTTCTGATATTAATAAAACACCCATTGTTAATTATAGTTTAGTTCTTCTTCTCCTAACCATGCAGCACATTGTTCTTCTGTTAAAGCATATCCGCTCATTAACATTTGCATTGCTTGCATACGGTTTATTTTACCTTTATTATATTCTCTTACTATTCTAAGTAAACCTTGATACTCTCTTCCTGATAACTTTTTAATATTCTCATTTACAGAATAGTCCTCGGGATCTGGAACCTCGGTTGGAACCACAGGTTTATCAATTGCTTTTGGATTTTCTGTAACATCTCCAGTAATGAATAATGAAAGAGGTTTAACTTCAAAGTTGGTTGGCTTTTCAAATTTCAATGATACCAATTTATTGAATGTTGGTAACAATTCATTTTGATAAGGTTGGATAACCATCTTACGGAAATATTCCGAATGTTGAGTTATCTCATCGCTACCGCCCAACTTACCAGGAGTAGCGACTCCAAATAGTTCAGCAGATGAAACACGATGGGCTGATAAAATCGAACGATTAATGTCATCATATATTTGTTGATAATAGTCACTGTTTCCACCTGGGCTGATTTGAGTAATCTCAGGTGATTGTTCTTTGCTTTCGTTGAAAGATATAATTGCTCCACCAGCATTATCTGTACCAGAATATTGCTCTTCCAATGCTCTTGTTATAATTCTTTGTTCTTCTTCCCCAGGGATCCCGTTAACGAAATTAACCCACAACGAAGGCATCATTCCTTTACGTAAGTTATTCTTATGGAAGTTTTTAATCTCAACGTCTATTTCAATAGATGCGAGACCACCAGAATAATCGGGAATTGCGTAATAACTTGTATTAGGCGAATAGCATTTGTAATAATATATTTGGGAAGGTTTTCCCTTTTCCTGATGAAAAGCATCATACTCTTCTGGAGGAAATTTTCTAATGTTCGTCCAATCTGGACTATAATAATATTTTTCAATTTGGTCTTCTTCATTCATTTTCCCCATCCTCAATCTGCTCACATCACAATGATATATCTCAGCGATACTCTTTCTATCTCTAGTCCATATCACATTAAGCGCATAAGCCCCAAATAGGACCAAATCAAGAGCACACTTACGTGCTATCTCATTTATGTTTTCAGACCCGTTTAAGAGGTTAATAGAGGCCATAGGGTTATTTAAAGAAACTATCCCATCACCAACAATCTGATTTACTTTGGAAGTTACAACTGCTTTATGAATGGCACAGTTGTTATATTGACCCAACAAATAGTTTGGCATCAAATTACTTTCACCATAAAATACCCAAGGGTAGCGTACCAATGGTTCTGAGAATACTGGTAAGGTTGCTGCTCTAAATGATATGCTGGCGAATTTTTTTATTTCTTTTTCTTCACTCATAATTAATCTTGTATGTATATGTAATTTTCATTATCCTCATTTGGTGAAACATATGTAGTAAAGAATGGTTCTTCTTGTAAACCTTCTAAAACAACCATTCCATTATACACCAAATCGGTACCATCACCATAAACCTTTAAAACGTATTGACCTTCGTAATTGAGGTCATCGTTTATAAAATCTAAGGTAACAGATGCGTATCTATCGTTTGCTTGATATTCTGATTGATTGGAAGTATCTATCAAATACGTCTTTACTTCCTTGCTCATTACGTGAGTAAACTCAAACGTATAACCAGTAAATTCTGGTCTTGCGTTGATGTTTATATTCATCGCAACGGTGTTTTGTTGTGCTTTTTCTAAATAAATCATTTAAATAGTTCTTCTATTATAAATATAAATTTTCTTAAAATGAAATATATAGACATAAAAAAAGGGGCCTAAGCCCCTCTTTAATTCGATTATAGTGATTAATCAACGATTGAAGCACCTGCGAATACTGAAGATAATGCACCTTCAATAACTCTTGCTGGTTCTGCTTCTTGACCTGT